CAAACTGTTAAATACAGACCATTTTTAGTTAAAGAACAAAAGGTACTATTGATTGCATATGAGTCTCAAGATCAAAGGCAAATCATTAATGCTATTCTTAATTGTATTACTAATTGTATTGCAGATCCTATTGATATAAAAACGCTATCTACATTTGATGCTGATTATATCTTTACAAAAATCAGATCAAAATCTGTAGGCGAAAAAATAAAAATTGGTATCAAATGTAAACAATGCGAAAGTGAAAATGATATTGAAATTAATTTAGATGATATCAAACTTGAAGGTGATGTCAAACCTTCAATTATTAAAATTACAGACGATATCAACCTTAAAATGAAATATCCTAATTATTATGAATTTACTCTAAATGACAAGATAATGAATAAAGATGTTACCTCTGAAATTGTATTTGAAATGCTGGCATCTTGCATTGAATCTGTCATGACAGAAGAGGAAAATATTATATTAAAGGATGAACCAAAGGAAGAAATCGAAAGGTTCATTAATTCTTTAACTACAGAGCAATTTACTCAGGTTAGAGAATATGTGGATAAAATACCTAAGATTGTTCTAGATTTAGATTTTACTTGTGAATCGTGTCAACATGAAAACCATAACCGTTTGGAGGGACTGCAAGATTTTTTTTCATAAACCTCTCTCATGAAACATTAGAAAATTACTATAGAACTAATTTTCAAATGATGCAAGACTTTGATTATTCTTTAACTGAACTTGATAACATGATACCCTGGGAGAGAGAAGTATATTTAGCGCTATTGCTAGAATATCTTAAAGAAAAAGAAGCAGCACAAAACAGATGACCACATTAGCAGATATCAATAATACATTAACTACGCAAAATACTATTCAACTTGAAACACGAGATAGAGTAGCTGAATTAGGCGGATCATTTAGCGATTTCTTTAGTATGATCAAGGATGCAAGTGGTGATGATCTAGAAGCAAAAAGAGAACAAAAGGAAACTAACAAAAGGGTAAAAGACTCTGTTGATAGAAGCAGTAGTGGATCTAAAGGCGGATTTTTTGATTTTGATGTAAGTAGTCTTTTACCTTTAGCCGGCGCATTCTTAGGTGGTCTAATTAAGAGAGGAATTCCGGCACTATTGGCAACTGTGCTGGCTGATGAAATCGGCGAGGCAGTGAAAAAACTTACGGGCAGTCAGATACTAGGATCAATAACAGAATGGGCAACATTAGGTGGAGCTGCTGGTTTTCTTGTCGGTGGATTAAAAGGTGGCATTATAGGAGCATTACTTGGAGCAGTATTTTCAGATGGCTCTAGAGACGCAATTGCTAATAAGTTAAATGAGCTATTGGGTCTAGAGCTAAAAAAAGATGATTGGCAAACATTAGCAATATCTGGTGGTATTGCTGCCGCAGGATTAAGTTTACCTAAACTTATTGGCCTATTGGCTGGTAAGCTAATGCCTTTCTTTTTAGGGCCAAAAGGATTGCTAATTGGATTATCAATAGCTATTGGTGGACTAATTGTTGCATATGCGACAAATGAAGAGTTTAGAAAGGATGTTAATAAGGCGTTGGCTCCTATGTTCTTAGCAATTACTGATGCATTAACTTCTGTAAAGGATTGGATTAAAAATAAAATTAATGAATTTTTACCAAGCTTTGTAACAACTTCAGCAGAAGACAGAGCTATCAGAGAACAAATGTCGAAAACTAAAGCAGGTCAAAAACTTCTAGAAGAGGAAGCTAATATTCGTGGACAAATTAGTGATATAGGTGGAAGTAGAGCAGAACTCGGCGGAATAGACAAAAAAGATGTAAATGCTATGAAATCTCTTGCTAAGAGATTAGGCATAGATGAAGTATACGGAAAAAAGGTAGATTCTTACACCGCAAACAATGCCTTTATGTTACAGCAAAATTTACAAAATGAATTATTAAAAAGACAGGGTATGTTACAAGGCACCCTAAAGCGTGAGGGTGGCTTTCAAGAAATGTATGACACCATCGAAAAACAATTAACTACTAATGATGCGGCTAAAGCTCAAGCTCAAAAAGATGCAGAACTTAAAGCGAAATATAATGGTCTTACAAATACTATAAGGGATACGCGTGGACCAGACGTCAAGCGCGACACTGGTTCGGTTATAACAGTTCCGGATCTAAGTGGATTTGTAATGCCTACTCAAAACAGCACGCTAGCAAGCATAGCGGAACTAAAGGAGAGAAAACTAAGTGAAGCTCGCGAAAGAAATGGCCTGAACCGCAAAACTCCGACAAATATTATAAATGCTATTAGGGATATGAGAGGACCAGATGCTGGCTATATTAATGCAATTGACGCATCAACTACTAACAATATATCAAATCCTACACAAACAACGTATGTAGGAGAAACCCGACCATCTACATCAAACGGTCGGGCTTCAAGTTATGGGTTTGATTGGGGCACAGCTCCCTAGTCGTCCTGAGCTAACTTAGCAAAGTATGACATAGTATCATCATCACTTTGAAGATTTACTTCTTCTGCAGTGACTGGTTCTGCAACTTTATACTCTGGTTGTGGAACTGGAGTATTCATTTGCATTTCTTGTTTCATTGATGGTGCACCCATCGACATTTCCTCACCTAGAACTCTGGCCAATTTAGTCTTTAGTTCATCATAGGTTTTATAGTTAGATGGTTCTGTAAACTCATTTAGATTATGTAATGAATTATAAATTGTTTCCAACTTTGATTCATCACCATCATAGAGAGGTGCAGCTGATGAAAACTCAGATTTATCATAATTACGATAGCCTTCAACTTGACGAATCTTCAATTTAAAGTCTGCGCCATCCCAAAAATCAAATGGATTAACAGCTTTTTCATCAGCAAATGATGGCTGCATCACATCCATAATCTTATCAAAGATCTTTTTACCGAACTTATATAGAACTACACGACCTACGTTTTGAGGCGCAGAAGGGTCTTCTACAACAAGAGCATTAACTACATAGTGGAGTCTGCGCTTTTGTTTACGAGCGGTTTCTTTATCTTCTTCGTGTCCAGAATTCCAGAGCTTTGAGTTGAGTTCACCAACTGGATCAGGTTGACCAATAGATGTAAGGCTGTTTTCGATATACCAAAGACCGGTTGGTCCTTTGAATCCATGGTCCCAATATCGGGCCCATGGTAGGTCTGAACCTTCCGTTGCTGGGAGGAATCTGAGTACTGCATATCCATTTCCTGCTTTGTCTACGGTTGGTTTCCAAATTCGTTCATCATCATAATTTTTCTTTTCACCACCGCCTACAGATTCGGCAGCTTGAACGAGTTTAGAAAAGTCTGTGGCGCCACGCTGGCGTTTGAGTGCTTCAAAAGACATAGTTATTTTTTCCTTGTATTGCTGAAATATGATTTATTATAACACAGTATGACTGTAATGTACATTTATTTATATTCATCTTATTCAAAAAACGCTGAATCTAATGAATTAGTTTTAGGAAGAAAGTTAAGACTCATTGCTTCAGCCTCAAGCTTTCCCTTTATGATAGGTGATATGAACTTACTAGCATCTTCAGGTTCAATATCATTCTTCTCACATAGATGAAGAATAGCTTCAAGATAGCTAATCTTCAATTCTGCGACACATGATTCAATGAGCTTAGTAAACTTATTCTTATTCAAGAATTGTTCTTCAATTGTCATTTGTCTAATACCCTTAGTAGGATTGTATCACTACTTAATCTACCGTTTGGTACACTAGTTTTAGTAGTAAGAGTTTTCCATTCTTTATCAATTTGATTAGGAGTTTTACCCAAGACGAAAGGAAGAAAAGTGTCTGGTTTTCTAAGTTTAACCGTTCGGCTATTGACTTGATCAATGTTCTTGATCGTAGTACCAGAAATCTCAAATCCCTTTACGTCTTGAGTAATATACTCAGTCAATGCACGTGTCTTGGTATTGAACGTGTAAAGACGAGTGCCACCCACGATTTTAATCGGTGGAATGGATACAAGCTTAAATTCAGTATCTTCTTTTTTATACTGAACTTTAGCCACTTGTTTATCTGCAGCTTTTGGTTGCTTTACCCGTGTTTGACGAGTAGCTTTTGCTGCAGAACGGATGCGATCACAGTCAGCCAACATGTCTTGGCAAGCTTTGATCCTCCGATTGAGTTCAGGTCTTTTCAAATGAGCATATCCTTCTACTGCATCATCGCAGCGCTTATGATATGCATCTTCATAATCTAGTAACCATCCCTCAATTACTTGTCTAACCGGCAGTGTAGCACTACCAGCTAAAGCATGTTTTTTAAATTGCTGATACACATCAAGCTCAACTTTTTCATTAGCCATCCATGCATCCTCAAGATCTAATAAATCTTGCATAATAGTATCATTAATCTTATGTTGCAATCTTTGCTGTGGTGTAAGAGATACAATATTTCCAGAGTCCTTTAACTTTGCTTGTTTTTCAAAGTAAAGTTCTTTGCCACTTTCAATCAATCCGGTAACATATTTATATAATCCTTCTGCATATTTGCCTGACTTATCATCACGCGCTATGCCAGCATTAACCCAAAATGCAATTGCACAATAGTGGCTGTGAGACCAAAACTTATATTCAGGATTTGCCAATGCAAACTGCGCATTTTCTTTATCAACATTTTTCTTAATATAAGACTTCATCGTACTGATTAAATCTTTACGATCAACTTCTATATGAAAATAACTGAGAACAGCAGTAAAGCCTTTCTCGATAGGCACACCTGAGAGACCTGTACGAGCTCTTGCTCTCACTTTAGCTTTTTTACGTTTTACCAATGGCATTGATTAGCTCCTCTTTTTTAATCATGTATATATTCTAACACAGTTTTACGTAAATGTACACAGTTAATTTCACTTAATTGCATTTTTTATCCACGACGCATACGAGCTATTTCCACAGCGTCGTTAGAATCTTTACGAATAGGCACACTATTAGATTTATGAAGAGTGCCAATCCCAGCAAGCTCATCACCGGTATATTGGTTAGCTCTACGCTTACCTTCTACTCGCATGATGAGGTCGCTGGTGGGCACAGTCTCGGACACGGTATAATCTGGAAGGTCTGCTTTCCATCGAGTACTATTTTTACTATAACCAAGCGACTTGAGGAGCTTAGCCGTCTTGCGTTCTTCTTCAAGAACTGCCGCAGTCTTATTACAAGACTTACGTTTACGAGTAGAAATAGTAGTCATACCACGAACGAGGTGCATAGTCATCTTTTGTATCCCTTTGCTGTCATTTCGTTGATGCGTTCCTGAAGGTACTGGCGGACAATCTTTTGAATTGCATCGTATTGTCCTTCAGTTGTGGCTTTCATTCTTTCCAGTTCGCCTTCGAATACTCGAACTGCCATCATACGATCACTAGATAAGTTTTCCATTATACTATTCTATCATAGTTTATTGCGATTGTACACCGTTAATTGAGTCGACAATCACTTTTTTCTCTTCAAGTTCAGAACTCTTTTGTGCTTCAACAGCATTGTCCAGTTCTTTAAATGCAATAGTAGACCTAAGCTTAGTATATAGATCTTCATTTGTCATCAAACGAGTTTTAATCACCTTATTCGCAACAGCATCTTTATATTCTAAAAGAACATATGCACGATACTGAGTACCATTTGGGACAATCTTGGACTCTTTAATGGTATAACCAGCTACGTCAGCATCAGCAATGATGTTACGAGTTACTTGTTCGAATTCATTCTGAACAATACTGTCAAAATCCGATGTACCGAGCTTTGCTTTAAACATTTTCATCTGAGAACGTAGTCTACTGTTCACCCGGTCGGCGAGGGTAGTCTTTGCAGAAAGTACTGCAATATCTACAGCCAATTGTAGATCAGGTGTCTGAGACGTCCCTACGGCATAGACAGCATCATCCTCTTTAGGAATAGCTGTATACCAATCAGGCATCTCATTAATCTGCTTTTTAACTTGTGCAGATTTATATTCAAACATTTGTGGTGACATAGCAGTTTCTGGCGGGGTTTTCTCGCAAGCTGCTACTAAACCAATAAGTGGTATTAATGCTAATTTTTTCATTTTATACTCCATTAAGAACTGAGACAATATTGTCTCGCAGACCAGAAGTCACAAACCAATTTAAAACTTCAGGTTGAAATACGACCAGTGCTACTCCACTAATAACACCCATAATATAACTGATCATTATAATACTCCCATACTGACCAATGTGCTGAGTAGTCCTGATACACTTTGGTTACTTTCTTCAGCACCAAATAGAAATTCACCAAGTGTCCTTTGTTTTGCTTCTACCTCTTTTTCAATTACAATAGTTTTGGGTGGCGATTTACAATCATATCTTTGAATTGAATTAATTGCAGTACCATCATGATATTGTGTTTGCTGAGAATAGAAACAGTCTTGTGCCTGAGCACTAGTTCCAATCGTTATCCATAGCAACAGTATCGCGCATCTTTTCGCCATAATATTTCTCCGCATATTGAGGTGCATCCTGATAATGATTATGATTTTCGTCCATTTTGGAAATCATATCGTCAAACTTTTTACGCTCAGGCTTGTCTACCTCGTCAACATATTTACGAACACGAGCGGCACTTGCGGCCAACCTTGCACGTCTTGCTTTAATTTTAGCAAACCTTTCGGCAGACTCACGAATAACATTCATACGCTCTTCTTGAGTAGAATTTTTAGTAATAACAAAATTTGACATTCATAGCTCCTCAGCTTTTTTCATTCTATAATATATTCTATCATACTTTTAAGCAAATGTACACAGTTAATTTCACTTAAAATGAATTATTTTTATCCTAATGGAGTACGCTTTTTAGTCCAATATTCCTCGAATATGCCATCAATACAAGCTTCAACGTAATCATCAGGTAAATCAATATCATAGCCATCAGCCAAATCGTGACCAATTACTACAAATTCCTCAAAGGTATTACATTGACCAACCACTTGAATGAGTAGATCTTCAAAACGCTCTTGTTGATCCATCATATAGCTTTTCATTTTACCCATTAGCGCACCTCATAACCAAGAGCATTAACAACCCACTCTTCGCCAAGATCGGCAACAAAAGCCATTACTACGCCATCGCGAATAAATGTATCAAGATTGTTAATCTTGTTGACCAAAGCATTAATTTTACCAGCTTGAAACAGTTTTTTACAATCGATGACGTCATTGCGATCTTGAGCAACAAAGTTTTGCATTTCTTTGTCAACACCTTCGTACGCAACGATTTCTTTCCAAAGGTCTTTTTCCAACTTTGTAAGATTCTCTAAAAACATTTTAAACTCCTCTTTGCTTTTTTCATTTTATAGATATATTATACACTAAAAAAGCCGAAATGTACACAAAAAAGTGCACGAAGTTATTCAATAAAAACAACCACTTGTAATTTTTTTTCTAAGAGCGATAAATTTTTAGTAGATGTTCTTCGAAAGCTTCCACTTTATCGATGCGATTAGGCCATAAAATGTATTCTTTTTCGGGATTTTTCTTAAGGTTATTAAGCAAAGGAGTAATAGCGTTATAAAGTTTGTCAAGCTTTTCCTGACTTGTTGTTGCCGCTACAGAAACATCACCGATTGCTTTTTGTGCATCCTGTACCGCCTGCAGTTCAGATTCATCTACTGCAGTAAATCCAAAATCAAAAAAATCATCAGACATATCCATCTCTCCTTTGGTACATATATTGGACAAAGCAGACCCAAGCTAAAATAGCCCAAAGGAATCCTCCTTGGCTCATTAAATAAGCAAAGATGCTTACCATTACATAATCATACCATTTTAGCATTATTATCCTTAAAGTGGGAAGGAACTCTGCTGTACAGTGAACCTTCCCTTATTGAGCAGAGCCAACTTATAAATGCTGGATGCATTCTCCTTTATTGTTATCGTCCCTGACAGTAAGGACTATCGGGTCTATTAAGCGACCAACCTATACCACTATTTATTCTTCCTAGCTTTTCTATTTCTAGCATATTGTCTTTGTAATACATCAAAAGCAATATTTTTTCTTTTTTGCCTTCGTTTTCGTGCAGCCTCAGATTTAAGAATTCGCTTTTCTTTCGATTCTATTGAAATTTCTTGATCGAGTTCCATTTTTCCTCCACGAATTTTTTAGCATAAGGTGACCATATTTTTTGTAATTCAGAGTATACATATATCATCTGTTGACCAGACGTAGTTTCTCTTAATTGATATTTATTGTTTCCAATATAGGCTTCGTCAATGACTTCATATTTTGTATTAAACATTTATCACCTCACATAGTTGGAGCGGGTACGGAGAGTCGAACTCCGATCTTCAGCTTGGAAGGCTGTAGTAATAGCCATTATACTATACCCGCATATGGTACTCGGTGAGAGATTCGAACTCCCGACAAAACGGTTATGAGCCGTTGGTTCTAACCACTGAACTAACCGAGTGTATTGGCGATTCCGAGAGGATTCGAACCCCTGACCCATTGCTTAGAAGGCAATTGCTCTATCCAACTGAGCTACGGAACCTTAAACTGTTGTGTTGCGTTTACCTAACTTACGAAGTTTACGGAGTCTGCTATACATATTAACTGTGCGCTTAAAAATAGCATCTTTAATCTTACGACGCTTTGTTCTTGCTGCTTCACTTTTTGCTATGCGATCTGCTTTATTCATGTTCGCCTCCTGGATCGTTTGGATCGAGCTCTATACGCTTTCCATTAATCCACATGCTCTGTCTTGTTCTGCTCACACTGTGGTATCCAGGACGCAGTGAGAAATGTGCATGACTTTGTGCGCCGTTAAAGATTCCATAAGTGTAAACAATAGCAAGAATGAACAATACATGTGCAGTAGCACTGAGTCCAAATGCTGTAAAACTGCTCAGGTAAACACCAAACACTATGCTCCACATTAGAGCAAGTGCTTGCATAGTAGCATGTGCTGACAAGCGAGGCATGCTACGCAGTGGATTATGATTCTCATCCATTATTAGTTTATACATAACAACGGGATCCCATATACTCGATTCTTTAAACTCAACATTATTTACATAATGTGCGTCCAAACTGTCTCTGTAGTCTATTGCATCATAGAGATCTTTGAACACGCGAACTGTGTTTTTTGCTTTAACCTGATACAATCTCATAAATTTCTTTCCAGTTCTTAGCAAGAGGAAAGTCTTTGTTATCCATGTTAAAGCCATGTTCTACCAGGATAGGCTTTAGTCCCTGCTTCTGACCAGCAAGTGCGTTCTCAGGCTTATCTTCTACCCAATACATGCCACTGCCTGCATACTTTGCAAGAGCAGCATCTTTGTCTGCACCTGTTGCCAAACATGTAACAGTTTCAAATGTGCCTTCACCAAACAGTTTGTCCAAGTTCCGCTTGCGCAACTTCTGTGCATACTTATTTGTGCTGAGGCTTGTTA